CCAAGAAGTTCTCGGTGTATTTCCTGTATACCAAACACCTTCTGCAAAATTAAATATTACATATCTATCATTATAATCAGCTGATGAAGATGGATAGTCCCATCTAACTTCTGTATATAAATTATTTACACCTGCATAGATTTGTTGACTTTGAGTTGTGTCAATATCATCATAAACATAATCTTCAACAGAACAATCAATGGTTTTAACTGATCCATCATATTTAAAAAAACCTTTATCACTTAACCAAAAAGCAACACCATCAACTTCTACAACAGCATTTTGTCCAATTAAACCACAGTTAGTACCCACTTGTTCAAAACCAAATACAAATGGACTACCTATGTGTCTCATCAAATATAGAGCGTTATCTGTCCAAATAAGGATTGCTTCTTTTGATTTAATAGCACCTACTATTTTTGTACCATCTTGAATTCTTTGTGAACCGGCAGAATTACCTGCTGTAATATCATATGTGTTTATTTGTTCTTGTGAAGAAAATCTTACAAACATATCGTCCTGTGTTGATGGAACACCAACAGTTGTTTCTGTACCCATGTGAATTAAGTGTCTTGTAGTTGGAGACACCATAGTAATTCTAGTATTTGTTGGGTTTAAATCTGTTTCAAAACCTGTAGTTAATACAGATGCTCGCTGCCCGAGTGGGTTACCAGCAGCGGGGTTCCATGTAAATGTTTTACCATTTAAAACAGTTGCAACTAATACTTGACCAAAGTTTGATAGTGACCATAAACCAGGAGGAGTGTTAACACCATTCGTAGTTGCATCTTCACCCCAATTATTAGATCCGCCCCAGACTCCTGTACCCCAACCAAAAGTAAATTTTTGTATTTGATTACCAATAGTTTCTAATGGAATAATAGAACAAGAACCACCTGGACCTGCATTTCCTGTAGCGTTTGCAACTGGTGTAACGGTAAGTTCTGTGTCTGATACAATTGTTTTTACTTCATATAATTTATCTTCAAAATCAGAATCTGCATAACCTGTACCAACAGGTAAGGTTACATTTTCAAATTCTATTATATCTCCTGCAGATATATTATTAATAGATGTTGTTGTAATTGTTACAACATTAGAACCTGAAACAGTTGTGAAAGTACTGTTTTTAAATTCATCAATTGTAGCTGGAAAACCACTACTTCTATATGGTGTGATATCGTAAAAATTATCTTCGTAGTAAATTAATAAAAATTTATCAGTTCCAATAGCTAAATATTTATTACCATCATTACCTCTAAATGGATGTAGTCTTCTTGATACAGAAGAAATACTTTCTCCACCTTCTGCTTTCCAACCACCTACTTTTTCTGGTAATGAGTATCTAAATCTAACGTTGTCACCACCTATATAACGTGCGACCGCTCCAACCTCAGAGTTTTGTTTATCGAAACCTGGTTTGATTTGCCATTTGCTAAGAGGCATTTTTACCTCCTATATATCATCTTTGTAGGTCCATCCTACAGTTGCATTTACATAAACTAAAGTAAAATTTTCATTGTCTGTTGAAACAGTTATATCTCCTGGAGAACCTGCAATATTTTCAGCTCCGGGAGCAACAGTTAAAGCATTAATGCTGTAGCTTTGTCCACCATCAATTAAACTTACCTCTGATCCAATAGATGGACCTGTTGGTAATGTAATAGTTAAAACACCACCTGATGTGTCACAAATAATTTGATCTCCATCTACAGCTGTATAAGAAGTAGTTGTTGACTTATAACCTTTGTTTATCATTCCTTGATTTACATTAGTTCCGTCAGAGTAAAGTAAAGCTTTCGCACCTGTTGCTAAAGTAACTCCAGTTCCTGAAAAAGTTTTAACGGTTAAAGTGTAATGTGATGCTGATCTATCTGTTGCATCTTCTACAACAAATACTCTTTCTGATGAGTCAGGCATAGTTACAACTCTATTCCCTGTTAATGTTCCAGTTAATTTAAAGTATAAATTTTTACCATTTGAAGTAGCACCATCTGTTAATACTAAATTAACGTCAGCTCCGCCTACAGCTAAGCTTAAATATCCACTCGCTGCTTGCTCCAAGATTTGTAGATTCGTGTTTGTAATATTACCCCATAGACCAGATTTTTCACCGGTAACCATAAGTTCTAATTTTATATCATTTGAATAACTTGATGCCATATTTTATCCTATTCTCCAGGAGAAGGAGAGTTAATAGCAGTTCTTATCGTGCCATCCATATACTCGTCTCTTCTTCTTCTACCTTGTTGTTCTATACCATATGTAGCCATACTTCTACCATAAGATTGCTCGTATAATTGTAATAAATCTGTTGGTCCTTTTAAATAACCATAAGTTTCAGCTAAACATGCATATAATATTAAATCTGGGTAATTTGTAGATACATAAGTTGTAGTCGCGTCACTAGCTGTAATTGTGTCTGGTTGCTTGACATATGCAACGTGGCACACGTAAGCAGCATCGGGCGTCGGGGCTAAAAAAATAGTAGATGCATTTCTGTTAGCATAGTATTTTGGAATATTATTAGGTGCAGCTGCCGCTGTACCAGGTGTGTTATAATACTCTTCCATGAAAGAAGTATCTCTAAGTTCTAAATTTTTTCTAACAGCTGGTGTTTCGTTTGTATCATTAATGTAAATATATCTTATAAATCTTGTATTAGCTGGTGCAGCAACTTCTCTATTACCTGGAGTTAAAGTAATTGTATCATAGAAACGAGCGTCATCTGTATCTGTTTCTCTAAATATTCTAGCTTCAGCATTTTTTACAATAGTTGTAAGAATAGCATCATTTAATACTGTGCTATCAACTTCTGTGTAACTTCTAATGTCTGATTTTAATTCTCCAAAATTCATAATTATGCCTTAAATACTATAGGTCCAGCTGAACACTGTAAACCTCCTCCATTTTCCCTTGTATTAACATTTTGAAACGTAGTAAAGAAAAAACTATTATTAACTGTAATAGTTGATGGTTGACCAGGATTGGGAATAGTTGATGAAATCATTGTTATATTGAAAGCTCCGAACACTCTAGCGCCAGTACTATGAGAGCCAGCTGTTGTATTTGGTGGAGTCACACCTCTAAATTTAGCAGCTGTTCCTCTTACGCACCCTGTTAATTGATTCCCTACTTTAGCTGCATATGAAATAGTTTCATTTTTAAAAAGTAAAGTTACAGGGTCTATTTTTTCTATCGTAATATATCCAGTTACAGGGAAATAAGTTGCATCAGTTAAATTTATAGTAGTGGTAGAATCATTTATATCTCCATCTAAAGTAGTTTCTAGCTGTATTGATTCTATGTTTGATCCAGGGATTGGACTTGTTAAATTAGTAAATCTAACCCAATCATCTGTTTCATAACCACTGTTTGGAAAATTACACTCTAATACATTAGTTGGTAGTCCTAAAGAACTTAACGCTGAAAAAGGATTCTCAGGTAATAAATCAAAAGTTGGTGGCTCAGTTCTATCAGGTCTAGCGTTTTGTAAACCTTGTGGGTCACCACCGATTGGTATTGGATTTAATTGAGGTTGTTTAGGTTCAAATTCTGAAATATGTACAAAAGCTCCATTCCATTCTCTTACCATTTCATTATAAGGGAATTGCATTCCTGACCGATCAGAGATTGCTAATGCGTGTCTGCCTTTTGATAAATTAGTCATGTATTAAATCTCCGGAAAATAAGTTCTCGGTGTTACAAATAAACTAGAAGAAGATCCATCGTTTTGTAATGCTCTTTGTAGTTCATCTTCATACAACATTTTTAAATTTTGAACTGCAGCTGGTTGAAATTTAAGTGCTAAATAATAAGAAAGTCCCGCTACCATACAAGGTACAAATCTGTAAGGCACATCTGCTTGATTAGTATAAGCTCCAGCATCTTGAATTCTTGAAGCATAATAATAGTTAATACTATTACCGGCTTCAGTCGAACCTGGAGTTAAGAATAAAGTTATTGTTATTCTGTCAATAAATCTTTGAACAAAAAATTGTGTAGGTGAACCTTGTTGTGATTTATCTGCAAAAGATTGATAGATTGATCTATTTATTTTAGTTAATGGAAAATCTATTCCTTGTTGATTTCTATAAGAAGCTTCTAAAATATCATCAACTCCATAAATAGCGTTAGCATCCGAAGTACCATCTTCAGGTGATCTATACATTGTATATAAATTCTGACCTTGTACTAAAGTTAAGTTATTGTTTTTTATTTCCCAATAGTGAAGACCTCTATTAGACCATTCCTGAAACATTATGTTTAATGATCTTCGAGCAGAACTTAATTGTTGACCGGTAACACCAGTCATATTTATTCGTTCATACGCTTCGTGAACTATATCATCTATAGAAAAACCTTTTTCAAAGGTCGTTGTTCCCGAAGTAGTATTAGCCATGAGCTTACGCTCCCGTAATAGTTATAGTAACGCTTCCGCTTGCTCCAGTTAAATTATAAACAATTCCTTCTTTAAATAAAATACCAGAACCTGGAATATATACTTCTAAACCTTCATCACCATAGTTATAAGTAGCTATAGCTGCTCCCGGTACTGCTGCATCTGCAGAATTGTAAAAAACTATTGTAGAGTTTGCTATTCCTTTTCCTTGAATAGAAGTAATTCTAGCTCTACCTGTTTTACCTAAAGTATCTGCTCCGACTGTATCGAAGGTTAAGGTTGTTTGATCTGATGTTGCGCTTCCTGACATATTTTTTCTCCTTTAATTAATTTTAAGCACCGCCTCCAGCATTTACGTTAATTGACATTGTATAAGCAACACTGTCTTGGTTTCCATCGTTTACTGAAAACCTAAAAGTACCGTAGGGTGCACCAAAAGCTCCAGGAGTCGGGTCGAATACTAAATTAGAGATATCAGCTGTGTCTATGTTTTGACCTATAGTTACATCTACACCGTTTAATTTCAATGTTCCTGTGTTACCTGCTCCACCT